GCTTCGTTGCAGCGCTTCCGCGACCTCCTTTGGCTCGGCGACCCGACCATACTCGCCCGGGATCACGTCGAGGTTGATAAGCCATATCTGCAACTTCGGGTTGAGCTTGCGGATCGTGTCGTCGTAGGTCGCGATGAGGTCCTTAAGCTCGACCTTGTGCCCCTTGGTAAACGCGGTGAAAGCGCCCGAGTCGAGCATGACTTCCTTCATGCCCGAGTCGGGATGGTGCGAGACTGCAGTCCAGACCTTCGTGTTCCCCTTGAAGGCCGAGTGCATCGACAGCAGTCGGTAGGGGATGAGTGCAGCGACTCGGGGCAGCACCTCCTGCCGGATGCCCGAAGCGCCAGAGAGGAAGTATCGGAGGGTCATTGGTGGTATGCAGCGCCGATAGCGCCGCCTAAGAGCAAGGAAAATAGAATGACTACAAGCAGGAAGAGCGGAAACCCGTCGCCGAAAAACATATCCCACCAAACCGATTTTTTCATCAGTGCTCCCGGACGCGGGCGAAGAAGGCAAAGCGCTCGCGGCACTTGCTGCACTTCTCGCAAGCTATCTCGTTGAAGCTTGAGTTGCAGGAGAAGGAGCGGGTGAATATGGCGCCCGAGTCGTAGCCGGCTACCTCGCGTAGCTCATCGACCGTCGCGTCGTGTTCGGGCAGATAGAGACGCGGGGTGGGGTGCTCGGCGAGGGGTGGCGGGAAGTCGGTGAGGAAGGTGCGCCGACCAAGCACCACCGCATTCAGCCCCGCAAGGCGTGCCTGCGTGTACGCGGTGCGCAACGCTTCGGCCTCGTAGAGCGCGAACTCGAGAGGCGTGCTCACATCGAGCTTGATGACCCGAACTTCGCACGCGTAGTAGGCTGCGTAGTAGTGCACTGCGCCGAGTTCGCCCTTCGCTCCAGGGCAGTTGGTATGGAAGTGCAAGAGGTAAGGTCGTTTGCCTTCCGCAACGGAACGAAGGAGCGAGACGGTGCTGTAGACGCCGCCGCTGTAGAGGAGAAGGTAGTCAGGCTTCATGGCGTGAGCGATTCGATGGCGAGTTCGTCGGGGCTGTACTTGGTGGGTCGGTTATAGACTGCGTTGGGCATGCCGAGGTACTGAGCGACCTGTCGCAGCATCTCCTTTCCCTGTCTCCAGTCCTGCGCGAGCAGGAACTGACTCAGGTTCGATGCTAGGAAGGGGCTGCGGAACTCCTTGCTATGCGCCATCCCCATCTTGTTGGTTCGGTCGTTGTTGAAGTGCTGCATCGAGTTCAGCGTCGACAGTCGCTTCGCGTTGATGCGCCAACGCTGTGGCGAGGTCGCATGAAGACCATACCCTTCCGCGACCTTCGCATGCGACGGGTAGCCGCCAAGCAATTCGTCAGCGCCGTCGCCTGTGAGCAGCACCGTCGACTTCGCATGCTTCGCGACATACCAGGAACGCAGTCCTCCGCGCCAGCGCATAGGCGAGACTTCAGGCGCGTCGAAGTGTTCGAGGATCTGCGCGCGATCCTCCGGGTGCGGGTTGATGATGACGCAGCGCAGCGGGACCCCCAGCCATGCCGCGAGGATCGACGCATACCTGAAGTCCTCGCTCTCCGTGGAGTAGCCTGTGCAGATGTACTCGTGAAAGCGCCCACCGAGAGTGCGCAGGGCAACCGCGATGAGCGACGAGTCTAGCCCGCCCGAGAGCGCGAGCCCGACGCTGACCTCGGAGTGGTTGAAGCGGGAGGAGACCGCATCGAGCAAGAGTTCCGCAGCAACCGAGACGCGGGGGAACTCGTTGGTCGCTCCGTAAAGGGGCACGATCGAAGTCCTTGCCTTGCGCTTCGCAACTTCGATTGTCACTCGCCCATGCGCAGGTACTTCGATGGGTCGGAAGAGGCGACGCCGCTCCGAAGAGACAGCGACGAAAGGCGACAGTTGGTAGTAGAGCGGGCAGACGCCGAAGCGATCCCGGTAGAGCACCAGGCGGTCGCTGCTCGGGTCGTAGCTCGCAATCGCGTAGTCACCATCGAAGTATCTGCGCAAGTCGGCTTTCGCGTCCAGCATGTTCGAAATGAGTTCGACTTCACTCATCACCGCTCGGTCGAGTGCGCGGTAGTTGTATATCTCGCCATTGAAGACGGTGACGCGTCCGTGGGGAGCGCGGTAGGGTTGCTCCGATTCGTTCAGCGACCGGTCGATGATGCGCAGGCGATTGAAGCCCATGAGCATGCGGTTACTGACATGCATGATGTGGCTGCGGTCGGGGCCCCGGTGCTTCATCTTTTGCAGGATGCTGTCGACAAACAACGGGGCCATGTTGCTGGTAAACTCCTGGCAGTAGATTCCGCACATCAGACGAGTCCCCTTTTCTCTGCGAGCCATTCCGCGACTTCGATGCTTCCCTTCCCCTCCTGGTTGAAGTGCATCGCCTTCACCTGCGAGAGCGGGATCCAGACTTCTGTGCCCCCGACGTCGATAAGGACAGCAGCGTCGGACTCGCGTACCCGCTCGCATTCGACTTCGACAAAGCCTGCCATGCTAGTCCCCACCGAAGATCAGTACGAGGAAGACGCCCAGTATGATCCAGTCAATGACGCGTACGACATTGTGCGTGGTTGGGCTCGGCCTGGTCTCGCGCTCTCCCGTCATCGCCTGCATCCATCCCAGTAGATTGCCGAGGAGGTAGATGCTCGCGAGCAGCAAGTAGTCCTGACTCATTGCACCCCCGCCGCCTTGTACGCCTGGTTGATCGAGATGATGTTCGACTTCATCTCCGCCTTGATCTTGCAGTGCGTGCACTGCCCGCACTCGGTCGTAGTCTTGCTCTCGTAGCAGGAGAACGCGATGTCGAACAACCTCGGCTCCTTGGTGTAGGCGAAGTGCACGTAGTCGAGTCGTTGCATGGTGAGCAGCGGCATCCGAAGCTCGGGCGTGTGCGCTTCGTTGGGGGCCGAGGGGTAGCCGAAGCTTGTCATCGCGTTGAAGAGTTGCGCGAAGGTAGTTTTGGCGTCGTTGTAGACGCTGCTGTCGGCCGCCGGGCTCGCGCCGAGTAGCATCAGTTCGAGCTTGAGCTTACATGCGAGCGAGAAGGCGAGCGCAGAGAAGATGAGGTTGCGACCGGGCATGTAGTTCGCGTCGTGATCGGTCGCCATCGCCGCGTTGGTCAGAGGCGAGTCGGGAGTGATCGAGGCTGGCACCTTGATGACGTGCGACGACAACTGGTACTTGTCGGTGAAGTATTGCAGCGCGGCAAACTCGCCCGAAAAGGCCTTCTGCCCGTAGTCGAAGAAGACCAGTGTCGGGTTGAGCGGCTGGTACATCTCGACCATTGCGCAACTGTCGAGCCCGCCCCCGAACAGAATCATGACGCCGGAGTACTTTTCCTTCATCGCTACTCCTTTCTCAGCGCCAGGAACTCGGCGCGCACATCGCGGTCGTAGAAGTTCCCCCGCAGTGCGGAGGTGGTCGTAAAGACGCCCGGGGTATGCACGCCGCGCGTCGCCATGCAGAAGTGCTCGGCACGAATGATGACCCCGACGCCCTTGGGTTGGAGGTGCTCCATCATCGCGTCCGCAATCTGGTTGGTCAGGCGCTCCTGCACCTGGAGGCGCTTTGCAAACGCGTTGACCAACTTCGGGATCTTGCTCAGGCCCACGATGCGCCCGTTCGGAATGTACCCGACGATTGCCTTCCCGACAAAGGGCGCCATGTGATGCTCGCAATGCGACTGGACGGGGATGCTGTCGAGCACTACCATCTCGTTGCAGCGCTCAGCCCCGTCGGCGAAGGCCTTGAACAGCGACGGGATGTCGACTGAGTAGCCGGCGAACCATTCCTTGTAGGCCTTCGCGACTCGCATCGGAGTGTCGTAGAGCCCTTCCCGGTCAGCCTGGTCACCTTCGATTTGCCGAAGGATCGCGACGACTGCGTTTTCGATTGCGGCTTCCTTCACAGGTAGACCTCCGCTGAGCACTTGCGTGTCTCCTCGACGCGCACATGGATGAGTTTGCAGTGCTCGGGCAGCACCGAGGGGCCAACCTCCTGGAGCAGGTAGAGAGCCATGTTCTCCGCGGTGGGGTTGAACGGGACAGGCACAGTCGAGTTCGCGAACATTTGCGCAGCCTCGGAGTGCGCGAAAGGACCGGAGGAGAGCGCGCTGTGCAGGTCCTGCATGCACGAGTCTTGCTCCCACATCAGGAACTTGTGGTCCCAGTTCTCCTCCAGCCAGATGCAAAGGTACTCCTTGATCGCCGAGAAGTCGAGCACCCGACCGACGGCATCGAGCGAAGCGGCTTGCAGGGTGAAGGTCACCCGGTAGTTGTGGCCGTGCAGGTGAGCGCATTTGCTTTCATGACCGTGCACTCGGTGCCCGCAAGAGAAGTCGTGGTAGCGACGCGCCACGACCACTGGTGAGGGGCTTGCGGCCCCCGATGCTACATCCATGATCTCCCCTTCGCGCATCGCGCGTTACTGAGGCGGTTGCGAATCACCGAACAGGTCCGCCTGGTGGGACAGTTCGATGTAGTTCTTGTCGTACAATTCCTTCAGCCGCGAGCGCATGCTGGAGCAGAACGGCCACTTGCTCTCCAGTTCGCCGCTACTGATGCCGGGATGCGATGCGATCATGGTGTAGAGGACCATGCGCTCGCTGCCCGCTTTCCCGACGGGAGGTTTCTTCGCCCGCCAGGTAGCGTTGTTGGTGGTATGGAACTTGTGAGTCATGGCGTGAAGCGAACCGTGAACTCGTCGACCTGGCAGTCGTTGTGCTTGCCCGTGCGCACGAGCGACTCGACTTGCTCGACGCTCAAGTAGAGATGGGTCATCGGGCGCTGCGGGGCGGTGTACTTCTCGTAGGTGTAGCGAACCAGCACCGAGAGTCGCACTGGGATCGAGACATGCTGGAGGGTGTCTTCCATGCTCGCTTACTCCTTGGTTGTTGTGTAGCGCTGCTGGTAACGCTCACGACACTCCTTGCAGCGCGAGAGGAGTTCGCGTAGTGATTCGTCGCGGTTCACTTCTCCCGCGTTGAGCTTATCATGGAACACCAGCGGCGAGGCGTGGTCATAGCCGCGTCGCTGCATTTCCTGAACCAACTGTTCGTGTCGAAAGGAGATACTGCGCGACTCGAGTAGGTTGTTCGCTGCGTAGCCTTGGATGCTCGTACCGCGCTTGATGGTGCCGACGAACATATGCAGTTCAAGGTGCTCGCCGAGAAGGTGCTTGCGGCAGAGCACCGCAGGGTCGACCATCCACATCCTCATGGTAGACCCAGAATTTTATGGGTCTGCAAGGAGAGCCGGTAGCCCTTCTCCAGCACCAGTTCGACGCAGCGGTTGATGTTGCGCTGCGTGTGGTCCTGGTCTTCGTGGTAGTGCAGCGGCTGCACGAAGATGTTGCGGCGATGCGGGGTGCCCGCGGGGCGAAACATCATGCCCGTATTCTTCTTGTGCGCCTGCGACACTGCATAGAGCGGGAGCCCATCATCGGCGGCCGGCTCATCAGCATCGATGATGTACTTGTAGTGCCAGCAGTACTGCTCGACGTACGGGTTGAGCTTTGGGGTCTTGGGCGAGCAGACGATGGTCAGTTGCGGGTCGCCTTCGATGGGGATGAGGTACTCCTCCAGTTCGTCGAGGCCCGGCGGCCAGTGAATGCCTGCGGTCTCGATTTGCACTTGCCACCCGGCCTTGAGCAGCACGCGGCAGAGCGGCGAGAGATTCTGGCGCATCGGCTCGCCGCCGGTAATCACGCACAGGTTCTGCATCCCGATCCCCAGCCCTTCGTTGCGGACGAGGTTCGAGAGCGCTTCGTTCGGGATGCGGTGGGAGTCCTGCTCGAACTCGGTGTCGCACCAGGAGCAGGCGAGCGAGCAGCCCGCGAGGCGCAGGAAGACCGCGCGGCGTCCCGCGAAGGGACCTTCCCCTTGCATGGTGGGGAACAGGGAGTGAACGAGCAGCGAGTCGGTCGAGTCATCGACCTTGCGAATCGGGTTGGTGCCGAACATGGGTTCTCCAGAAAAAGAAGCGAGAGGGGCATCCCACCGGGTCTGATGCGGTGGGTCAGGAATCCCCTCCCGCCTGGGGAAAGCTTACAGCTTGTTGAACGCGTTGTACCAGGAGCTTGCTGTCGAGGGCGTCGCTCCTGCCTTGGTCGCCGCTTCGACCGTCTTCGCGCGGTCGCCTTTGCTCGCCAGGTATGCATTGAAGGCGACGTGCTTCATGCTGCCTTCGCGGAACGGGTTACCGCCGTTCGCCTTGACTTCTTTCGCAGAGGGCTTCGGCGCCTTCGGGGGCTTCGCAGCCTTCGGCTCCTTCGCCTTCTTCTCCTTCGGTGCTTTCGGGGCCTTGGGCTCCTTTGGCGCCTTCGCTACGCGGGTCTTCTTCTCCTTCGGTGCTACCGACGCGCCGTCACCGGTCTCGACCTTCGCGCCCAACTCCTTCGCGGCCGCCAGGATCTTGTCGATGTACTCGGACTTCTTCTCCGCCTTGACGCGCTGCGGCCCTTTCGGGTCGACGAGCTTGCGATACTGCTCCCCCAGTTCACGCTCCGAGAGCTTGTCCAGTTCCTCGCGGGTAATCATCTCTACCAGTCTCCTGACGTCCCTCACGCGCAAGTTGAATAGACCGCTGCGTTCGCGCGTGAGGAAGGATAGCGCGCAGCGGATGGGCTCGATGTGTTGCAGGGTGGGTCGCACGTGTGACCAGAAAGTCGGCATCGACATGCGATGAGACACGCCTCCTTCCGATGACGAGATGAAGCTTACCTGCCCGTCGCGGAACCCCGTGACAAGAGCAATGTAACCCGCATCGCGCCAGACGCTCGGGACGGGAGGTGGGCCGATTGGCGGCACCCACTTCTCGCTCCGCGGCGGCGGGGGCAGGGGGGAGGACGATTCTTCTTCGCTGACTGCTTCAGGCGCGAGAGCGCCGACGCCCCGTGCTGCTTGGAGTTCGGCTTCCGATACGCCTGGGATTGTTGCGGGTGACTGCTTGCGCTTCTGACTACGAGGCTTACGCGAAGCCTTGACTTCTTTCCCCTTGCTCACGACTTCTCCTTTCTATATGAGCACTGCCTTACTACTCGGTCATCATAGCCGCACCGTGCGCGGTCTGCAATAGCTTCACGCTACTCCTCTGCAAATTCTTTTTCGTCGTCAGGGTTGGTGCTGGTGACAGACTCGACCGCCGGGCCGAGTGTCTGTTCGGAGAAGGCCCGACCTGCGTCGGTGACCTTGAAATCCTTGTCGACCAGTTTCGCTTCGACCAGTCTCGGGAGAACTGTTCGGCGGAGCTTGTCCTGGTATGACTTGACGATTGCCTCCTCGGCTTCCTCTGCGGATTCGACTCCTGTCGGCACGCCTCGTGCTTTGCGAATCGATGCGCCTGCGGGATGATCGAGCACCGCCTTGGCTACGCGGCGGACCATCACCTTGCCTTTCCCTGTGATCGCAGAGGGTGAGTCGAGAGCAAGCAACACCAACGCCTGCTCGTGGTCTTCTTCCATGCTCGCAATAGCGACACCCGAGGCGTTGACAAGCTTCGGGATGCTGATGCGTGGGGGCTCGCCGAAGTTGTCGATGAGGTGCGCGTGGTCGGTGCAGTCGAGCGAGTAGACTTCGATGAAGAAATGTTTGGGAGGCCAGGGCGCGATGCGAAGTTTCGCACCAGGCTCCATCGTGACCACGTGCTCGTTGCCCTTTTTGTCGAAGCGCCACTCATGGTCGATGTTGTTGATGAGAGCGCCCGCGCCTCGCGCTGACTGCTGCGACTTCTCCTTGAACTTGGTCAGGTGGTGCGTGACGACCACGCCTGACTGGTAGCGCTGCGCAATTTGCTCCGACAGAACCTGGATGAAGCGCGCCGCCTCGTCGTTGCTGTTCTCGTCCTCGCCTCCCCACACCATCGACTTCGAGTCGAGATAGATAGCACCAATCTCGGTTGCGTTCGGGAGACGGGCCTGGATTGCCTCGTGGAAGAGGTCGAGCGACTCCGGGTTGAGGATCTCGATGCGCTGCGGCAGGATGAACAACCAGTCCTTGAGGTCCTTGAAGTCGATGCCATACTTCTGCGTCAGCGCGAGGTAGCGAATCTGCGCGTTGTATGCGTCCTCGCCCGCGACCCAAAGCACCTTGGAGCGCGAAGTGTTGTGCGACGCGAAGGGGATCCCCAGTGCGATGCACATCGACTGGTACTGGAGGACCGTGGTCTTGCCCGAGTTCGAATCGCCCGTCGCGAGCGTGACGCAGCCTCGTTCCAGCAGTCCCTGTACTACCGACGCGCGAGGAATCAGGTTCGCGCTAATCTGGTCGAGCGTGAGGATCGCGAGTTGCTTAGGTGGCGCCTCACTCGCTGCTCTCTCCTTCTCTCCGACGCCATGCTCGTTGACCCAGCGTCGTGCGCCTTCAAACGCGTCCTTGAAGTCGTCGTTGTGCTCGAGGATCGCGTACGCAGCGAAGGGGTCGAGAATGCGCGGCGTGCCGTCTGAGTTCTTGACAGCGAGCGGGTCATTCTCGTGGAAGGAGACCAGGCAGTGTTCGGGGCCATCGTCGTAGACCACTACCGCTGCTCGCTTACTCTTCGACCCGCGATACATGTAGCGGTTGCGGGACTTGCGCACGTAAGAGTTGCTGCTTTCGAGCAAGTCGCGCAAGTCGAAGTTGCGGTTGAATAGGTCGATGGTGCCGCCTGCTGTGCGTACCCCGGTCTTCAAGCCTCGCGCGCTCGCATCGCGCCCGCGCGCCCGCTCCTCAATCAGGTCCTTGTACCCATCGAGCATGCGGTCGACGTCGATGGGCTTGCCCGAGTACTCGCGAGCAAACGACAGGCTCGCCTTCTGCGGCGGGCAGGATGGGAGGTAGATCGGCTGCGAGGGCTTCGCTAACGAGTCATCGAGCTTGAAGGGAAAAGTCGCGACCAGCGAGCGGTGGAGGAACGGGTGCTCCTCCTTGGTGACCATGCGCGAGCAGCGAATCCAGAGCCGCATGCGCGGTGCGTCTGAGGCATGGGAGAAAGTCGTGCTGGCGACCAGCGACAGCCCCGCCTTCTCGCACCACTCGTGCAGCGCCTGTACATCCTCGGGGAGCAACTGATCCAGGTCCGCGATGAGCAGCGGCCAAGGCTCCGCGTTCTTGTCGGTACGATGCCCGCTCCCGCCCATGGGCCGGCAGAAGTAGGGACCATCCTTGTCGGGGCGATGGTCGAAGGTGGCGACTTCCCTGACGAACTCGTCCCAAGTCAGTTCTAGTTGCGGGACGAAGTCCGGGCCGGGGTCGACGGCGGCGACATGCTCGCCGCGGGCAACGACGATCTTGTCGGGTACGGGCACGGTTAGAAGAGGCTGCCGATGTTCTGTGCTGCGTAGCGCGCGAGCAGAAGTGCTTCGGCTCGCCCTTCATCCTTCTTGCGTTTGAGGACTTCGTCCGCGGAAGGGAATGCTCGGCGCGCGAGCGTCAGCGAGTACACCTTGTTCTTCGTCACGCCTGCCTGCTTCTTCCAGTGAGAAGGAGAGATGTATGCGATGCGGCCGAGAGTCAGCGCTGCGGTGCGAGCGACGCCATACGAGTCGCCAAGTGAGAACATGCTGGAGACGCCTTGCCCCGGCATTGCGCTCACCTGCTCGATGACCGTGAGCGCGGCGCCTTGTGCGCTCTGGCGCAGGTCGCTGAAGTTGTTTTCGAGCAGCGTCAGCAGCGCGAGGGCATCGACTTGGTTGCGGCCGCTGCGCTTGGGTTCGATGGGCATGTCGAAGACGCCAGCGAAACACGAGTCCCAGTCATCTTCGTACTTGCGGTTGCTCAGGTCGAGGAACGCAATCGCGCCGTGGATGCCTGGGTCGATAGCGATGACTACCGGCGACTCGTCGAAGGCGACTTTTTTCTTGACAATCATTCCCCTTACTCCTCGTTGTCCTTGCTGTCCTCATCCGCATCCTTGCGAAGCCGCAGGATCGGGCCGATGCGTTGCTCGGCCTCGAACTCCGCATAGATTTCCGGGTACTTCATCTTGAGTGCGAAGTCATCGAAGGCGTGACGGTCTTGCATCAGCAGACTGCCCCACTTCTCGCCGCCGATCTGCAAGTAACCCGTCTGACCTTCCAGCAGGCGGATCAGCGCGCCGACCTTTGCTTGCTCCTGCTTCTTCTCCGCAGAAAGAACGCGCCGATGCGCCTTGATTTCGGAGAGCAGCACAGAGGTCGCTTCGCTGAGTTGCAGGATGACCTTCTCCTTCTTCGCTTCAGCCGCGGTGACGCCTTTCATATACTTGGTGCGCAGCGCGAGCACAAGGTCATCGAGCTTGCCGCTGAAGTCGGGAGGATCGTCCTGCTGCACGCGGCGCCAGAATCGGTCCTCGGCTTCCAGCAGGATCGCCTCGCGGTCCAAGTCGCGCTTGATGAGGTACGGAACCAAGCGGCAGCCGCCAAAGAGTGCGAGCAGGTAGCAGTACTCGACGCCGGTCAGCGCCATGTAGTGGTCGCACTGGGTTAGGTAGTAGATGGCGATGTTACCCGCGTTGCGTCCTTCGGGGTCAGGCTCGCCCCACTCGGGACCGCGGAACTCGATGTTCTTGCACTCCGCGATAGCGAACGGGTACTCCTCCTCGATGCGCTTGACCCAGTAGTCGATGTGCCCGCCCATGAACGGGTGGGTGACGTTGCGCAAGAACTCCGTCTTCTTGGAGGGTCGGAAGACATCGAACTTGGTGCGTCGCGCGAATGCGGCCGCGATGACCGGCTCCATGTCGTGTCCGAAGTCGAACTTCTCCTGTAGCGCCTCATCGATGCGGCGGCGCTCGTCGCTGACTTTCTGGACGAAAACCTGGAACGGCGTGCTGTAGGGGGAGAGCCCGAGGATTGCTGCGGCATCGCTACCGCCTATGTATCCCCGTCGGTCGCTGACGGAGGGCGAATCGGTATCGGGTGTTTCGGGTGACGTTGGTTCCATAGCTTTCTAACCCACTCCTCTTCGGTGACGTCCTCTACGTAACCGTCACCCGGGTCGAAGACCTCTTCGGAAAAGAGGCACTCCGACTCCGGGTGCCAGAGAAGCAGGCCTAGAAAGGGATCTCGTCGTCGTCCGGGTCGCCCGCGCCCGCGGGAGCCGACTTCGCTGCGGGCTTCGCTGCGGCCGGCTTGGCCGTGGAGGCTGAGGGCGACTTGACCGTCGCATCGAAAGGAAAGAAGCCCGTGACGCGGTTGCGTTCGCTGCCATCATCGCCGCGCTCGATGTCGACGAGGATTACCATGCGCTTACCGACCACTTCCTTCGTGTCCTTGACCTGGCCGATGGAGAAGCCGGCCGCGACGCAAAGCGAGTTCCACTGCTCGCGCCCGATGCGCTGCGCCGTGGTAGACGGGTTGCTGACGTTGAGGTTGGCCCAGACCTTGCGGTTCTTGAAGTTCTCGCCGATGAGGGAGAACTCGACTTCGTAGAAGTACCCATCGTTCTTGCGCGTCGGTTTCTTTTCGATATCCTCGCAGCGTGCGGGGTAACGGCCCTTGGGCAGGGTCTCGAAACCCGAGCGTCCTTCCTCGTACTCGGTTTGGTCCCAGTCGACTTTCGCCATCTGTAGCTCCTGTGGGTGGTGTGATGGTTACTGCTGCGGCGTGTAGTACGGCACGTGCTTCGCGAACTCCTCCCAGCTAAGCGGCATCTCGACCGGTAGCTGGTAGCGGTTCTTCGCGTAGAAGGCGGGGCGCTCCTCGGTATACATCACCCGGTCGCCGCTGCTGATGCCCCGACGAACTTCGCGGCTGAACCCGACGTCCTCCTTCTTCACCGAAATGTCGTAGTTGCAGAAGGCGACGGCGTCCGCCCACTCCTGGAGCAGCGAGGAGAGGCGCGCGGTGAGCTTGGGCTGGTACCGGTCGAAGGGCTCGGTGATCGGCGAGTCGAAGCGCTTGACCTCGCTGTGCGCGATGACGATGACCGCCATGTCGCGCTTGGTGCGCAGCATGCTGAAGGCGCCGAGCACGTCAGACATCTTGCCCTCGGCGAACAACGACTCGCGACCGAAGCCAAGCTCCTTCTCGGTGAACTCGGCGCGAAGCTCGGCCTGGATGAAGTCCTCGAACCAGTCGGCGGAGTCGAGCACCACCGTCTTGTAGTCGTGTTTCTCCTTGTAGAGCGCGCGGAGAATGTCCATGACTTCGATGCGCGACTTCACCTGCGGGAACTTCGGCACATCGATTTCGTTCGCACCGTCCTCCGTCGGGATGAAGATGGGCGATGGGGCTGCCGCAGCGAAGGTCGACTTGCCGATGCCGTGGATGCCGTAAAGCAGCATGCGCGGAGGCTGGTGGATGCGACCCTTGACCACGCCGGAGAGCAGAGAGGGGGCGGGTTTCGTCTCTTCCTTCGGTGCTTCGGCGGCGTCGGGTTGTGCTGGCTTTGCTGCCATTGCGTTTTCCTTTCGAGGTTACTCGTCGAAGTTGACGAGGATGGGGAGGTACTGCTTCTCGCGTCGATCCCATCGGAGCAGTTGCACCTGTCCGAGGAGTTCCGACGCTACTGCGAGACTAATGCCGATCATGACGGGATCACCGCTGAGCAGCAAGAAGTCCTCGGCACGCATGTGGGCGAGCTTGTTCCTCGCTACCTCGACCGCATGCTGTGGGTGGAGCGTCACCTGACCCGGGTTGAAGATGACTTCAGGAGGCCACGCTGCATATTCGCGCAGCGGGCTGAAGTCGAGCGTCGGGTTGTCTTGCACGATGAACGCACGGGGCTTGGGATGACTAGTGCTTTCTGCGAGCACGTTGGCGCTTTCGGGAGGGGTGGTCGTTGCAGAGGGCATCGCTGACTATCCTTTCTGTCGCACGCATCTCGCGGGCGTTTGGAGCATAATTGATATGCCGATGACAAAGCAAGCGCACGACCACCACCTGGCTTAGAAAGGAGAAGGACAGTCATGCAGGTCCAACTACGCGACTACCAAGACGAGTCTGTCGCGAACCTCATTGCATCTCTACGCGCGGGTGAGAATCCGCTGTGCGTGCTGCCGACCGGAGCGGGTAAGTCGCTGGTGCTCGCGTCGCTGCTCGCCAAGCTCAACTGCAAAGCACTCGTGCTGACTCACGTCGCGGAGTTGCTCACGCAGAACTCGAAAGCGCTGCGCCGAGTCGCTCCCTCGCTTTCCCAGTCCTTCTTCGCAGCCGGCTTAAAGGAGAAGGACCCGACAGCACAAGTGGTCTTCGGAAGCGTGCAGAGCGTCTTTCGCTCGCTCGACTCCTTCCGCATCCCCCGCAAGCTCCTGGTCATCGACGAGGCGCACCTCTGCCCGCGCAACAGCAGTGCGATGTACTCGCAAGTCTTCTCGCACTTCATGGGAGCGCGTCGAGTCGGGCTGACAGCAACGCCCAAGCGCCTCGACTCGGGATCGCTAGTTGACGGCGACGATGCATGGTTCAACAGCATTGCGCACAGTGTCGAGACGAGCTACCTCATTCAACGCGGCTTCCTGCTGCCCTTGGTCGGGGTGACCACCGAGATGCAGGCCGACTTGAGTCAGGTGCAGATGCGGGGCGGCGACTACATCCCTTCGCAGGCTGCCGCTGCCGTGCAATCCTCGCTTCCCATCGACATCGCGGTCGCCAAGGCCTGCCGCTACGCGCGCAAGCGCAAGTCCTGGTTGGTCTTCGCCGCCTCCATCGAGCATGCGTTCGATATCCAGCAGCAGTTGACCGCGAACGGCGTCAGCGCGGCTGTGGTGACCAGCAAGAGCAGCGACGAGGAGCGGGAGCAGGCCATCGAGATGTATCGTTCCGGTGAGGTGCGAGCACTGGTCAACGTCGGCGTGCTGACCACAGGCTTCGATGCGCCCGCGACAGATTGCATCATCTGTATGCGCCCCACGCAAAGCGACATCCTCTGGCAGCAGATCCTTGGGCGCGGGATGAGGCTCAGCGACGGCAAGAGCAACTGTCTCCTTCTCGACTTCGTCGGGAACCTGGATCGGCTGGGAGGTGTCGGGTCGATCACCGAGAGCTTCGACATGCGCTCGCCCGAGGCGGTCGCGCGGGCGAGGGCGCTGGTAGAGAAGAAGCGCAAGGTCAAGCCCCGAGAGGCCCCGGAACTTTTCGACCCGTCGTCGGAGGACCCGATGCGCAACGGGAGCGCGTTCGAGGCCGAAGTACGCAGCCTCAATGGGTTCGTCGTGCCGAGCAAGCGCTTCCCGGGTAAGCACCTGCTCATCGTGAACTACAACCTCGAGGACGCGCAAGGCAGGGCGTTCGTCGCCAAGGAGTTCCTCTGCGTCGAGTACCCGGGGAGCGCCAAGCACCTCGCAGCGCGTTGGTTCAAGCGACGGGGACTGGTCGGGGCACAGGTGCCGACCACAGCACGCGACGCGCTCGCACTCGTCCATGTGCTCGATGAGCCGGAGGAAGTCATCACGCACTTCGATCCAAAGCTCGGGTGCTACAAGGTCGACTCGGAACGCTTCGCTGTCATGAGCGACGCGGTGGTAGAGGTCGCGGGCGTGTAGCGATGATGCTGCGTATCCTTGCTCCGCACTTCGTGGCGGGCATCGTGCGCGGCGGACAAGTAGCACCCATCATCCGCTACATGAAGGGATGGACCTACCGACGCATCCTCGACTACTGCGCGAGGAAAGGTTGGTCAGTCGAGGTCATCGACGACGACGGTCGCGTACGCGTCGCGCTCGACTCCGCCGAAAACCGGTCGTCATCGCACTGATCAATTTCCCGTAAGCCATTGATTCGTAAGGCTTATTTCAGCATCAGTCGAGAGAAAGTTCCCCTAAGCCATTGATTTATATAGTGAATTCCGGTTGACCTGTACCGGGATTTCTGCTACAATGGGGGCGTTTCAAGAGTAAGGAGAGAGCAGCAAGAGCAAGAGAGCGAAGCGGGTCAGGAGTAGCGGGGAGCGAGCGCAAGGGCGCTCCCAGATCAGGAAGGGATCAAACGCGAAAGTCAAGCCCCCGCGAGCGACCACAGCAGGTTGCTCAAGCTCTCGCAGAGGTCTGGTAGCAGGGTGATCCAGCGACCAGGTCGACAGGTAGCGCGTAGCCTCAGAGACGCGCGGGGTCCGATGATGAGCAGCACCCGCCCCCGCGAGCAAGACTGAGAATCAAAGCGCTGCGGTGAGAGCCCCGTCCCAGTGCCAGCTAGACACTGCCGCCGAAAAGCGCAGCGTTTGCGATGAGCGCGTTGTATGCGTAGCTCCTCTCGCATCGCTGAATGCCCTTCAATCGAGTCCGCACGATCGATGCATCCGGGCGCTCCAAACGATAAGAAGATGAAAGCGCTAAGACCGCAGCCCCAGAGCAGCACGGGTGCAAGCTCGCGAGAGCTTCGCACCATTTGGGTGAAACGAGACTCCCTCATGTAAGAAGTCGGTGAGCATCCATGCTTGCGCGACTCGATGCGATTCCTCAGGGAAGGCCAGATGAGAACCGAGCACATTCCGCGAGGTTGGCGGTAGCGGTCTGCACGACGCTCCCTGCAATGTCAAGACGCTGGTAAGCGACCCCGGAAGTTACGAGGCGCATCGAGCAGCAGTAGCGCAGTAGAGCAGTTGCAAGCGCTGCATACCCGAGTGAGGAGAGTCCGGCGCAGTAGGGCATTCTCCGTACGCATACCTTTCTATCAGCAGTAGAGCATTACGCAAGCGCATCGCAGGTCATCGCGTTGCGTTTGCTTGCTTGCTCTGCAGGCTCCGAGCGGAGCGGTCCTCCGCACCTAGAAAGGAGAAAGTCATGCGTATCAATCAACTCGCCAAGACCATCGCAGTCGCGCACGCCATCAACCGGCCCCTGATGATTTGGGGTCCCCCGGGCGTTGGCAAGTCGTCGGTGGTGCATCAATACGCGCAAGGCCTCGGGCTCCCAGTCCTCGACTGGCGCTTGACGCTCTGCGATGCAGTCGACATGCGCGGCACGCCGCGCGAGCGCGACGGCTGGACGTATTGGGCGCCCCCGGTCGAACTCAAGCTCGACCCGAAGTCGAAGGGCATCATGTTTCTCGATGAGCTTGCCCAGGCCCGCATGGAAGTGAAGAATGTTGCAGCCATGCTGGTTCTGGAGCGGCGCATCGGGGAGTGGAAGTTGCCCGAGGGCTGGTGGATCGTCTCTGCATCGAATCGGATGGGTGATGCAGCAGGCACGTCCCCCATGCCGAAGCACCTCGACAACAGGTTTTGGCATCAAGAAGTAGAGGTCAACCTGGACGATTGGTTGGTCTGGGCTGATGCGGCCGGCGTCGACTATCGCGTCGTCGCGTATCTGAAGTATCGGCCGACCGCGCTGATGAGCTTCGACCCGCGCAGCAAGGAAGCGGCGTTCGCTTCCCCGCGCACGTGGCACATGCTCAGCGATGCGGTGCGGGGCTTCGAGGAGCGCAAGTTGCTCGACGAAGACCCGGTGGTGGTGGGAGAATGGTTCAGCGGTATCGTCGGGAACGGGTACGGCCGCGAGTTCACGGGCTTCCTGCGCACGATGGCATCGCTGGTGAGTATCGAGCAGATCCTGCTGGATCCGATGAGCGCTCCGCTCAGCCATGACCCGAGCGTGAACTACGCGCTCGCGACAGCGTTGGCAGCGCAAGTCGACCGGGCCAGCATCGATGCAGCGTTCCAGTATCTGCATCGGGTTGGCAAGGAGCATTCGTTCGTGTTCGCCAAGAAGGTTGAGAACATCCAGCCGAACCTGCGCAAGACCAAGGCGTTCGTGAACTTCTGCGCGATGCACGCGGACTTCATCTAACCAGCAGCGAATCGAAAGGATATAGATATGAGCACCAAGAAGCTCCCCGCGAAGAAGGCTTCTTCGGGCAAGACGCTCGCGGACGTCGACGTGCAGCATGCCCCGATGGAAGTTCCGAAGGACGAGACGCGCTCGCTGCAGGAGCGCGCGATGCTGGTGCGCAGCACAATCAGCCGCTGGTACGGCACGGCGAACGATGAAGAAGTCGTCGCCGAGCTTCGCCAGAGCAAGGAAGCGAAGGGTGAGATTGGTAGCTTCACGAAGCGGCTGATGACGCGCGACAAGTTCAGCAAGATCAGCAGCATCACGAATGAAGCTCGCAAGTTCCACAAGCAAATGACGCTCCCGTGGGGCGATTCGGGGGCGCGGCTGCTCAATGTCACCCAGTTCTTCGATTACAAGAAGAAGATGTCGGGGTACGAACGCGACTTCTATGTCGCGGTGGAAGCATTCCTCGAGCAGTACCAGGCCGCGGTGAAGGAGCAGAAGGAGCGGCTCGGCAAGATGTGGCGCGAGAGCGACTACCCCTCGCTGGAAGCCATGCGGCAGCGCTTCCGCTTCGCGGTGCTGGTCGAGCCGCTGCCGAGCAGCGACGACTTCCGCATCAAGCTCAGCAAGGACGAGGCTGGTGAGATTCGCCGCGAGTATGAGCTTGAGGTCAAGGCTCGCATCAAGAATGCGGTGCAGGAAGTGTTCGAGCGGGTGCAGGAGACGGTGGGCGACCTGCAAGAGAAGTTGGCCGACCCCGATGCGCAGATTCGCAGCACGACGTTCGAGCCGCTGCGCAAGCTCGTCGCATCGCTCCCGCAGTTGAATGCCGTGGTGCAGGACCCGCACATCGCGAGCTTGGGCAACGCAATCGCCAAGGACCTGCTCGCTCTCGATCCGGGATCGGTGAAGGAAGACAAGACGGCGCGCAGTGACGCGAAGAAGAAGGCCGACAACATCCTGGCCGCTCTCAAGCCGCTACGTAATCGCTGGAACGATCAATCGCAGTCCGAGAAAGGAAACGAGGCATGACGAAAGCACCTCAAGCGCTCAGCAAGGCAGACCGCGAGCGCATGGAAGCGGAGGCACTCGCGCTGATGATGAAGGCGTTGCTGCATATCAAGATATACCACCCGTTCTACGGGGCGCTCGCTGAGCGCCTCAAGCTCAAGCCCGATTGGCGGCACCCGACCTGCTACACGGATGCCGTGGTGCTTGGGTTCAATCCGAAGTTCGTGCTGAGCAAGGGATGGGAGTACACGCTGTATGTGACCATTCATGAAATCACGCACTGCGCTCTCGGGCATCCGTTTCGTCGCAAGGGTCGCGACCCGCGCGAGTGGGGCCAGGCAGTCGATCATGTGACGAACCTAGCGCTGAACAAGGATCCTGAGCTTGGCGCGATGTTCGCTCGCATGGGTGAGGGGCTTGCCGATCCGCGCTTCGCGGGGATGGCAGCGGAGCAGGTCTATACGGTGCTCGTCAGCGAGCGCCCGAAGCCCGAGCCGCAGCCGCCGCAACCCGAGCAAGGTCAGAACGAGCAGGAGAAGGAGCAGGGCGACGAGTCGCAGCAGTCGGAGCAGGGCAGCGAGCAGGGCGAGCAGCAGGAGCAAGGCGAGGGCGAGCAAGAGGAAGACGACCTCGGCGAGAGCGAGACCGGCGAGCCCGGTGACTGTCTCGATGCTGGCGCGTCCGGCGAGCGCCCGGAGCACCTCGATGAGGAGGGCGAAGGGGAGCAGCAGGAGGAAGAGGAAGAGGAAGAGGAAGAAGAGGAAGGCCATCGCGATGCGAGCGGTGGGGATGAGGATGACGAGGAAGCGGATGGCTCGGATGACGAGTTCGACGCTGAAGGCGATGGCGATGACGCGGCGAGCGATGACGAGCTTCACGTCGAAGAGGACGCGAGCGAAGCAAAGCAAGTCGAGATGGACGAGAGCGAGTTGGCGAAGCTCGAACGCGATTGGTCGCAGTCGGTCATGACCGCGCAGTTGGCAGCAGGCGGCGAGATTGAAGCGAGCATGGCGCGAGCGATCGGAGCGACGCAGCAGGATACGCGTAGCTTCGAGGACTGCGTCGAGGAGTTCGCGCATACCACGTGCAGCATGGATGATTCGTGGATGCGCTCTAATCGGCGCTTCGTGCATGAGTACCTCCCGTCGCGCTGCGCTCCTGGCGTGAAGGAAATGGTTATCGGCATCGATACATCGGGCTCGATCAGCGATGAGGCGCTTGCGCTGATGGAGCGCGCTGCTCAGCGCATCCTCGATGAGTTCGGCCTCAAGTGCATGCATGCAGTGTACTGCGATTCGCGCATCCGCGGCGTCGACGTCTTCAATGCGGGTGACGAGGTGAAGCTCCAGGCACGGGGAGGCGGAGGCACCGCATTCCACCCGGTGCTGCGCTACGCGCTCGAACTCGAGCAGCAAGGCGCAGATGTAGCGGGGGTCATCTATCTGACCGACCTGGAGGGCGGAGTCAGCGATGCAGAGGACTTCGCTCATATGCAGATCCTGTGGGTCGACATTCTCGCGCAGCGGCCGCGTTGGTCGCCGGCCGATCCTCCGGCAGGTTTGGGATCGGTGATCAACGTCTTCCAGTAGTCGAGTGCATTGCTCAAGCGCTGCGCAGGTCATCGCGCAGTGCTTGGTCGCTTGCATTCCGCAGGCGTTCACCAGAAAGGAAGAGCAGCAGTCATGTATATCCATTCATTCGTAGTGGAAGGTCGCGGCGAGTTCCCGGTCGACATGCTTCGGTACGACCAGTGCTACCCGGCGGACGAGTCGCAGGCGCGGCAGTTGCTGCGCCTGCGCGAGCAGCCGACCGAGATGGTTACGGTGATGTTGATTCACCGCAGCGACACGAAGTACTGGAAGCCGACCGAGGGTCGGTGGCAGTCGTTCCTCTGGCGGGTGAAGACGGTGTGCGAACCGGTGAAGTCGTCCGGCGTGCTGTAAGACAGAGCATTGCGGCAGCGCTTGGGTGACCGAGCGCTGCCTCGCTTGCTCTCGCAAGCGGGCCCACTCACCGGGCCTCATGCAGTACCAACAGAAAGGATGAGTCACCATGCATCCCTCTATGCATCAACGTTCACCGTACGAAGTCCCGCAGCGCATCTCGCAACGCAGGCTAGACCTGCGCGAGGGGCGCGAGGGTCCGAAGCACGACCCATATAGCTGGACCGAGTACATCGTCAAGCTCAACGGCATCGTGTACTCGCTGCGGCTTGGCTCGCTTGGTTATGCCAAGTACCGCAAGGAGGCGCTCGACGGGTCGCCAGGCAGCGAGGAAGTCACCGACCATACGCCCGACGGGCTCATCGCGGTGGTCGCTTGGGAGAACGCAGTCGGGATGTCGGTCAGCGAGTTCCGCCGCTACTACGACAGGCTGCATCGCGACGACATCGAGGACCCGATGGGCCCGGTCGGCTGGTACATCTGAGGAGCTTCGACATGCTCGAACAAGACCTCCTCAGCATCGTCGCGCGTCTGCTCGGCAAGAGTGAGGGGAGCATCCTCGCTGAAGTCGAGCGGCGCGCTCGCAACCAGGAGCGGCGCGTCGAGAGGCAGAACGCGCGCTACCTCGAGGCGCTCGAACAGATCACCGAGGCGCAAGCCAAGGCGATCAACGACCTGTGCAGCAAGGGCGCGAAGCCCCAGTCGAGTCTGCGGCAGTCGCGCAAGACCGGGCGGGTCGTCATCTTCCTTCAGCGGAGCCCCGTCTGGCACGAAGCGAAGGGGCGCATGGGCTGCATTCTCTATGCAGTCTACCCCGACGGCTCCATCTCGCAAACCTACGAGCGTACGCTGTCGGTGCGCTCCGACTTCTGAGGAGCATGGGCAATGGCCCCACCCCTTGACGTAGAGTTCAAAGACCTCGCTGCGAAAGTCGCCGCGACGCTCATCGACTTCGACTTGATGAGCAGCGAGCCGTACTTCAGTGACGAGGACGTCGAGAGCGCGAGGCGCTTCGTCACCAATCAGGTAGACGGGTGGTTGCATGCACGAGGCACCTGCCGCGAGTTGTTTCTGCGGCGGTTGACTCGGGAGAAGGTCTTTGCAGCGAACTACATCCGCGCTATCTTCGACATGTTGGACACCGAAGAATGGAGAACGTAATGGAAAGACTGGTCACCTGGATGTGTGAGACCTTCGACGATGTAGTCGGGGATCGCTTGGTGGTGCTGTTGCTGCTCATCGCAGCGGTGCTTGTTCTCACCGGCGTCATCCCCGGGTTCTGGAGGGAGGCGTGAGTGCGCGGTTGAAGGCGTGGCTCTGGCTGCGCCGCAACCTGCACGAGGCCTCCGACGCGTTGCGCTTGCTTCATCTGCAACGCTGCGCGCTCGCCTTAACGGTCTGTCGGCACGAGCGCGAGAAGGCAGTGACGGACCTGATGAAAGCTCAGCGAGCCTACGACGACGCGCTGAGCGAGTACCGATTGCACCACCAGTTCGATGCCGGGGAGTCGCTCCCTGTCATCGCCGCAGTTCCCTCTGAGAAAGGAGAAGCACCATGGAACGGAAGCAACCGCATCAAGCAAGCAACGCCGGTACCCGCAGTGTCGCAGCGCGTGCCCGTGAGGAGACTCGGAGCCATGAGCCCGAGGCGCTTCGTCCGGGTGAAGTAGAACTCCTGCTCCGCGCTCTCCGCTACTACGTGCATGGCGAGCAGCAGGCGGTCAGCAATGCAGTCCTCGAGGCGCGGCGCACCAAGCGCAACAAGGACGCGCTGCATGCTGAGGATGTGCGCAAGCAGGCCCAGTCGCATATCGACGCTGCGCAAGCGCTGCACATCAAGCTCCGCGCTCGCATCTTGAAGGGCGAGGTGGTGCGATGAGCGGCAAGGGTCGCATTCAGTGGAGCGAAGAGGAGCGCGCGAGCTTCCTGGCCGCTGCAAGCACCTTTGGCTACCCTGAACGAGGCGATACCGAGTCGGTCTGGAAGGAGGCGCAGGAGCGGGCGGGTATCGCCAAGAGCCGCCGGCGCCCCTTCGACCCCGCCATGGGCGCGATCATGAACGCGGAACGGAAGAAGGCGGCGCTGTTTGCGGAACCGAGGACGGTAGCGGTCCCGCTCACAGCACCCGGGCAGCCGATTGCGAAGGCGGAGCCGGAACCGGTCGTCCCGGCGCCCGAGCCGGTCGTACCTGAAATCGAGCGCAGCCTCACCGAGCAGTTGGGCGAGGCTGCGGGAGAGCTACTGGTCGATGCGCTGACCCGAGCGCTCTACGATACGCGGGTCAGGTCCGCGCTGCGCAGTCTTGTCGCTGAAGTACTCGCTCCCGAACCCGAGCTTGCGAAGGTGGAGGCAGTCACCTGGCGCTCGTCGGGCTTGCAGAGGGAGCGGCTGCCTCGGGTGGTCGTCGCGGGAGGTCGTACCTCGCTGCGCGAGTCGTTGCGCGACATTCGCGGAGTCGACCTGCGCATGTGGGGGCAGGTGCAGGGGGAGAGTCCTCACCGGCTGTGGAACCTGCTCAGGGAGGCCGATGCGTGCTACGTGTTGGTGAAGGACATTTCGCATCCGGTCATGCACGGCATCAAGGCCCGGGAGAAGAGTACCGGGTCGCCGCCGCTCAAGGTCAAGTACTGGACCGATAGTGCGGCGGAACTTGCTGTTGCGATTCAGGAGTTCGCCAAGAAAGGAGACGTGCCATGATCCGCTTCGTGCATCTGGCGTCCGCGTGCGCCTGGTTCATCAACGCGCTGTTGTGGGCCTTCTATGCTCAGGTCCCGTTTCTCGCTGTGGGGTCGCTGCTTGGAGTTGCTGCATCAATCCTGCTGGCGAAGTGGTCGCACCAGGAGTACTGGGCATGAACGAAGACGAGGCAGCAAAGCTCGCGGAGAGCGCTATCCACCGAGCGTCGGTGGCAGCTACGCTCGAGGCTGCGATGAGGGAGGCGGTGGTGCTCTTGCAGTCGAAGATGTCATTCGACTTCGGGGTCGTCGATGTCACCTTCACGCTCACCTGCGAGTACGAAGGTCCCAACGCGCGCTCTGTGGTTGTGATGCGCGCAGACGGGGTCATCGGGGAAGGGGAGGTGACGCTTCACTTCCCGACCTCGATCCTGCTCGACAAGAAGCACCGAGCAGCCGCGACCGTTGCGCTCGCGCGCAAGGCTCACGAGGCGTTCATGAAGGCGAAGGGAAGTGCCTCGTGATTCGAACCAAGGAAGTGAAGGGGGAGGTGGTCGAGGTCAGGCCGCTCCCCCAAGGGCAGTATCGGTGGGCGATAGGTCGGATCCTTCGGGCACCCGGGCCCTACGCCTACCTCTATCAACTCGTATACTTCAAGAAAGGATAGCACCATGCCTCATAGCACCTTCCCGACCGAGTTCCCGATTCTCTACCACGGCACGAGCCAGAACTCGCTTATCGGCATGATCGAACGGGGCATCATGCCTCGAGGCGGCACCGGCAAGGACAACTGGCAGCACACGGTAACAAGCAATCCGAAGACAGTCTACCTCAGCAACTGCTTCGCCCACTACTTCGCGTTCAGTGCGGAGAAGGAGAAGGAGGGCGGCGCTGCGCTCGAAATCGATGTGGCGAAGCTCGATCGGTTTGCCTTCGTCGCGGATGAGGATGCAGTCGAGCAGAGCACCCGAGGTCATCACATCCCCCATACACCGAAGTGGCTTAGCCAGAGCAATGACATGGCGCGCCGTACTCGGTGGTTCCGCGACCATGCGCACCTGTTCGACCCGTCGGTGGCGATGCGAGCGCTTGGCACGGTCGGGTACCAAGGAGTGATTCCTTGGAGCGCAGTCAAACGTGTAGCGTTGTTCACCCATGCGCAGTTGTGCCATGCAGCGATCATCGCTGACCCGACCATCAGCACGCTCCTCTTCAAGATCAAGGGTCCGTGGTACCAGCAGTTCACCCGCTCTATCTTCGACCACGACCTGAAGGCGGACGAGGAGCTTTCGATGCGGCCGCCCGGGTTGAAGGAGCAGCACAACATCATCGATGTGGTCGGCGAGATGAAACCCGAGGATCGCCCGGTGATCTATACCGGCGAGCAACTCGCGGAGCTTCATCGAGCGTTGCAGGAGGATGCGGCGAACGAACCCGTAGCAGAGGGATAACCACAACACTTCTCTCCAACCTGAAGTGAAGGAAGCAAGCATGCGGCAGTTTCGCAAGGCAGTCGTAGCAGCAGTCCTCATGGGTGCGGTGGTCGGTGCGCAAGCTCAGACTCCCAACCTGAGCGATGTGATCCAACGGGTCGAGTCGGTGCTTCAAGACCTGAAGGCGCTCAACGTACCTCCGCCGCCCCCTCCTCCCCCGCCTTGGAGCAGCAATGCTCCCGATGTGCTCAGCATCGACTACCTGTCCTTCTCCTCGGTGATGGATGCGAGGTTCATCGACGGGAATGCAGGGTGGGATGGGACGGGGAGGGCGATCCATTACGGTGACATGTCGGGTCCCCTGCCGCCCACCCCACCTCCGGGGCAGGTCGCAGACTGGTCGGGGAAGTTCAGCAACGCGACCTACCTCCCGAGCTTTGGCACCGACAGCATCGCCAACCTGAGGTACCTACAGAACGGTACCGACGGGAGCAAGGAGCCGCAGCCCAAGTACCCGGGGACCTGTGCTACATGCCGCATCAAGCTCTGGCAGTTCCGATGGCTGACTCCGCGCCCCGAGTACTTCTTCCGGGTAGCGCTATGGGTCGACCCGCAGACCTTGACCAATCAGACTGACCTCGGAATCAAGTTGATGGGGATGGGCAACCTGGCTCAGAACGTGAGCCAGATCCTCGAGCTTGGTAGGAAGACAAGCACCGGGTGGCCGCTGCAACTCTACCGCTACGATGGCGAGGGAGCGCAGACGGTCGACCCCATGCCCAACGCCCCGGAGATCAAGCCGGGACGCTGGTGGGTGCTGGAAGGGCATTACCGCAGCAATACAGTCGCAGCAGGCACCTGGCAGAAGGACGGGTTGATCGAAGTCAAGGTCAACGGGAAGTTGGTCTACAGTCGCTCGGATGTCAAGACCTTCGACGCGACGCGACCGGGACCGTTCACCGCGTTCTACTCGCAGTTGTACCATGGGGGTACCCTCAACGCTTCCGGGCTGCTCGTCTTCAGAGAGGCGGCATTAGCGCTGTCTGCGAAGCAATGGGTAGGGCCTCCGCCAAGCATGAACCTCAACGTGCTACAGTGAAAGGAGAAGCATGAACACGCTACAGGTAATAGGGAGCGGACTGATCGCTCTCGGGCTCTTGGTCATCATTGTCTCCTCCGCCTGGTACTTCGCGGAGCGTGCAGAGAAGAAGCGGCGCAGGGAGATGGAGGAGGCTGACCGCAAGTTCCGCGAGCGCTATACGAAGCTCGAGGAGTTGCGGAGGACGATGCGAGGACCGGTGAGTGACTTCAGGTTCGCCGAGGAAGCGCTGAGCAAGTCAAGCTATAAGCGCACGAGCGCGCCGCTCCGCCGAAGACGGGATGAGGGTGCGCCCTTTGTCAGCGACTTCCCTGTCTATAAGGGGATGCAGGAGAGCGGCTACGAGCCGCCGCCAACGCTCTCGGCCTTCTCGGGAGGGGGAGGCGGATCGGGAGGTGGTGGTGCTTCGGGCTCCTGGGAGTCGCGAGGGTCGGGTGCTGGCGTCAGCGACTCGGGGAGCAGTGGTGGGAGCTTCGACACGGGCTCCTCGTCAGGCGGGTCGAGCGGAGGGGATAGCTAATGCCTCTCCCCCTCTGCAAGGACTGCAAGCATATCCGGGTGACGCTGCTCGAGTCGCCAGTCGGTGGCGGCGAGAACTCGCGTTGCGCTCGCGCCAACCCGGGCAGGTTCAGTCTGGTCACCGGCGAGTACGTCGCGACCGAGTCGGTGACAAAGACCTGGCCCTTCTGTTCCCGCGAGCGCTCGGGACCAGCAGGCGTAGATGGTCGCTACTGCGGTAGGGAAGGCCTCGGGTTCGAGAGCAGAAGGACGTAATAGTCTCCGGCGCAGACAGGGTCAGCACGCTCTGTCTGCGCCTTTTTTCTTGTCGGTCGGACCCGGAGTAACAGCAGTCTCGCGCGCTGAGCATTCCTCATAAAAGTATGAGAAAGTCTCCTAGTTAGTCATGCACCAGTCCTCTTCATCGCTACTATTGTTGCACTGATGCGCGTTGCGCAAGAGCGCGCAACAGTGCGACATTCTCAGCAATGTTGTCCCGTTCCTTGGGCGCAACAGTCCTTCATAGTGCGGCTGCATCGCAGCATGACAACTTATCTCGACCGCGAAAGCATGCGCGCAGCCCGCGCCGGGTTGTCGTAATTGGTGCCGGGCTCTAGAGCGAAGTGGAGCGACCTGAGCGCGTCGGCGTGGCCGGTAGGCTCACGCGACGGCGCGCGGAAGGAAAGGGACAACCAAAAAATTGCGCAAAAAAGGGAGAGAGCTTTTAAGCTCTCCCATTTGGGCGCAAAATTTTTGTTGTGCTTTTCCTGGAGCGCACCATCGCGTGACCGATGCGCGGTGGGCGCGCAACGCAGCGCCCGGCACCCGCAACCCTGACCGTTGACTGAACCAAGGAGGAGAGGAGGAGTGGTGGTGAGCGGTGATGGTCGGGGGCTTGCAAAGTCAACCAGGCTTACGATCTAATCGCGAGCGTCCAGAGACCAACCACCATGCCCCAACGCGCACCGACAATCTGCAGGCACCCGGGATGCATCCGCAAGTTGCTCGATGGTGCTCGTCTGTGCGAGCAGCATGCGAAGCGCTGGGAGCCTTGGGGTGCCGGGGCGCGGGGTGCCCGGACGGTCAAAGGAGCCGCGTATCGTGCCGCCAGGGAGCGACTGTTCGCCAACGAACCACTCTGCCGGTCATGCGCTCAGGCGACCCCACCGAGGACTACTCTCGCAACGATCCGCGACCACATCATCCCCCTCGCTCAAGGCGGCCTCGAGG